AAACTTACAAACTCTATGGGTGACGCAGCTATACAGGCTGAGATCCTCAAGAAATTCCAAGCAGATAATCCACCACCCCAAGTAGATCCTAACGCTCCACAACAGCAGCAGGGTGCTCCTCAACAGGGAGAACAACAACCTCCTGCAGGTGCTCAAGTACAAGACACTCAAGGATCAGGTGGTGGTCAAGTAGGTACAGGAACAGCCCCACTACCAGGAGAGCAAGGGTTCACTGGTAACACAGGCTAAAGGATAGCAATGAGCATTAAACTTCTCGTAAATGATAAGAAGATATGGGATTCGTTTAACGAACTTATAGATCAGAAACTAAAATTTGTTCACTCACAACTAGAACAAACAATGAAGACTGAAGACTTATACAGGCTACAGGGTGAAGCAAGAGCATTTCGTAGATTAAAACTTTTGAGGGATGAAGTGAATGGACCTAAATCAGACTAAAGAACCTAGATTTTCTGAAGAAGAAATGGAAATGGTGGATAGACTTCAAAACGATCCTGAGTCTGAATTTTATTATAATGATCCTGAAGAAGAAACTTTACTAGATAAGATTAAAAGAAAATTAGGACCACTTACAGATGAGGGTAAAGATTTTTTAGAATACTTATTTAGTCCAGGAAGACATTTTGGAACAGGTCAGTACAACAAGGGCGGTGCAGTAATGGACGATCAAATGAAGATGGCATTCATGGATGAAGGTGGAATAGCAGATGATGGTATGGACGTAGATCCAGTATCAGGAAACGAAGTACCACCTGGCTCTCTCGCAGAAGAAGTACGAGATGATATTCCTGCACAACTTTCTGAGGGTGAGTATGTCGTTCCTGCTGATGTTGTCAGATACTACGGTGTCAAGTTCTTTGAAGATCTAAGAGATCAAGCTAAGATGGGTCTAGCTGAAATGGAAGCCAATGGGCGTATAGGTGGAGAGCCTGTACCTGCAGGTGGTCCTATAAATGATGAAGAGTTATCCCCTCAAGAAATGCAAGCTATACAAGAGATGATGGGTGCTAACATGAATGAAGGTGGTCAGGTACAAAACCCTTATCTCCAACAACAACAACTGTACAGTCAACCTAGACCTGCTCCTATAGATGAAAAAAGAAACACAACTTTAACTAACATCAATCCTAATCCTGTAGAGAATCAGATGCCTATGCAAAGCATGGCTAGTGGTGGTCAAGTCCAAGGTTATCAACCAGGTGGGCCAGTTACTCCTGCTCAAGATCAAATGATGTATGCTCAAAATACTTTTAACCCTTTTAATTATGGAGCAGGTTACAGTTTTATGGGTCCAACCACAGGAACAGGAACCACAGGAACAGGAACCACAGGAACAGGAACCACAGGAACAGGAACCACAGGAACAGGAACCCCAGGAGCAGGAACCTCTTTAACTCCAACAATAGCCTCAGTAACAGGTGAAGTGCCAATGATGACACTTTACGGTCCTAACGGTGAAATAAGAACATTTAGTTTACCTCTTAGTGAAGCAGACGCAGAAGAAGTAACTCGACTAAAAGACATGGGATACTCAGAAACAAAATCTGTAACTACTGCACCTGTTTCAACAGTGGGTGATGGTAGTAGTCCAAAATCATCAGTAGAGGCAGATCCTAATTCTTGGATGGAAAAGTTTGATTACACTGACATGAGTACACTGTCATCACAAACATCTGATACTTTAAATAAATCCCCTGTTAATACATTTATAAAAGGACAAAATGTTGCAGAAGCTGCTGCTAATATTATTATCTTAGAGGCTAATCTAGATACAGGTGATGAAGTTGGACGAAAAAAAGTAGATGATTTAAAAGCAGATTGGAAAAAGTTTGTTGATGATGATATATTTTTAAAAAATCTACCTCAACAACTTATCAATGGTGATAAACTTGCAAAAGAAATTGTTTTAAATAATCCTGGTAAGGATATAGGTCTTACTTATAAAGATAAAAAAGGTGTAACTACCAAGGATTTATTTGGTAATGATTTATTTAAAGATGAAAATGACTTTAATAACTTTATGCAAAAAACAGCATCTGAAGCAATGACATTTGATTCTACTAGTGGCAGTTATAAAAGAGAAGGATCACCGTCAATTACCACTGCAACATCTGCAGTAGCAGCAACAGGTCCAAAGATAAGACCTGAAACAATTTATGATTCTGCAACTGGTAAAACCATTGTAGTTAAACCAACTGCTCCAAAAGCTCCACCAGTAAAAACTCAAGCACAAAAAGATGATGCCGCATCTAATTCTATTAAAGATTGGGTTTCTGCAACAAATGCCACTAAAGGTAAAAAAGGAATTGAACGTCACAAAGCAATAAAAGCACAGTCTGATGCAAGTAGAAAAGCCACAGCAGCTATTAGAGAAGCATCAGGTTATAATAAAAAAAATAAAGGTGGACTAATGAATAAAAAGGGCAAGAAGTAAACAATAACAATAAGGCTACCCAGGAATGGTTCCTGGCCCCAACATAAAGGAGAACTTTAAATGCCTGAACTAACTACAATGGAAAAACCTAAAGTAGCAGGTTTTGTAGATCGTGGATATAACCACGCTAAGAAACAAAAGCAAATGGAAGCTGAAGAGGCTGAGATTGCTAGACTAGAAGCAGAGGCTCGTGGTGAAGAAGTGGAAGAACAACAGGAATCCAGTAGCAATGATACTGAGAACTCCGAAGTTCAAGCAACGAGTGATACTCAACAAGAAGAAACCTCAGAGGAAACCGAAGCACAGGAAGACAATGACAGCGAGTTAAACGCTGAAGAAAAGTCTTTTAAGAAACGCTACGGTGATATTCGTAAACATTTAGCTTCTAAAGAAAAAGAGTGGCAAGAAAAGTTTGACGCTCTAGAAAACAAAAGTAAACGTGAAGGTATTGTTCCTCCTAAGTCTGATGAAGACATAGAGAAGTGGGCAAGTGAGTACCCAGACGTAGCAGGTATTGTTGAAACTATTGCAGCTAAGAAAGCTCAAGAGATGTTCAACAAGGCTGAGTCACGCTTACAAGAGTTAGATGAAGCTCACTCTGAAGCTCAAAGAATAAAGTCAGAGAATGTTATTCGCAAGTCTCACGAAGACTTTGATGATCTAAGACAATCAGATCAGTTTCACAACTGGGCAGACGAACAACCCAAGTGGGTTAAGGATGCACTCTACGAAAACATGGATGATCCTGCGTCAGTTGTACGTGTGATTGACCTATTTAAAATTGACAACGGTATGACTTTAGCAGCTAAGAAACAATCTAAAAAAGCTGCAGCATCTACTGTTGCTAAAGGAACTCGTACTTCTGTAGACGCAAAAGGCGTACAAGGACAAATAAAAGAGTCTGATGTAGCCAGGATGTCTAGTAAGGAGTTTGAGGAAATGCAGGACAAAATAAACGAAGCTATGCGTAATGGCAAGTTTGTTTATGATATGTCTGGTTCTGCAAGATAAATGGTTGACATATATTAAGTCAAGCATATAACTACCAGTATCTGACTTGAAGCCTCCGTAAGGACTACCTTCAAAGATACATTTAACCCAAAAGTCTAAACTACAAAGAACTACCTGTCCAAGTATAGGCCCAGTAGTATTCTGTTGCGCAACCGAATGCTCTCTGCACCCTAGAAAACGTACAGCCTCTTTCAGGTGTTTAAGCTTTATTCTCAAAGCCAAATATCATGGAGGATTTTAATCATGGCTTTTCAAACCGCAACAGGTTATGGCAATTTACCAAACGGTAACTTTTCGCCAATAATCTACTCCAAAAAAGTACAGCTTGCTTTTCGCAAGGCTGCTACTGTAGGAGACATAACTAACTCTGATTATTTCGGAGAGATTAGCGCACAAGGTGATACTGTGCGTATTATTAAGGAGCCAGAAATCTCAGTTCAAGCTTATGCTCGTGGTACAAACATCACAGCACAAGATCTTGAAGATGACGATTTTCAGTTAGTCGTAGATAAAAGCAACTACTATGCTTTTAAGATGGACGATATTGAAGAAGCGCACTCACATGTAAATTTCATGCAACTTGCAACGGATCGTGCAGCTTACAGACTAGCTGATCAGTATGACCAAGAAGTTCTTGGCTATCTGTCAGGTTTTAAGCAGTCAAGTCTACACTCAAAAGCTGATGCAGTAAACGACCAAGTAAATGGTTCAAAGTCTGTTTCTTCTGCAGGTTCAGACGAGTTGCTTACAAGCATGAAGCTACGTAAAGATTCATTTGGTAACATTACGACAACATCAGCAGGGGATCATTCAATCCCAGTAACTGCTCGTATGCCAGGTGCTACATCTCTACCAACAGCTACAGTTTCACCTGCAATGATTGTTGCAAGAATGAAACGATTGCTTGACGTACAACAAGTTGATACCCAAGGTAGATGGCTTGTTGTTGACCCAGTGTTTATGGAGCTACTCTCTGATGAGGACTCACGCTTCATGAATGGAGACTACGGTGAAAGTGGTGGACTACGTAACGGTCTTACTATCAATAACTTTCATGGTTTCCGTTTATATGTATCATCAAACCTTCCTGCCCTAGGCACAGGTCCAGGTACATCAGGCACTGCGAACCAACTTACTAACTTTGGTGTTATCGTTGGTGGTCATGATTCTGCTGTCGCAACTGCGGAGCAAATCAGCAAGACTGAAACTTATCGTGACCCTGACAGCTTTGCTGACATTGTTCGTGGTATGCATCTATACGGCAGAAAAATACTAAGGCCAGAAGCCTTGGTTACTGCTAAATATAACGCAGCGTAAGGGGAGGATATAACTTATGGCTACTTTTGATATGACTCTCGCTTCTACTGCAGGTGTTGGTGCAGACGTTCTTGCTGTTCCAACTGTAGTAGGAAATACAGTACGCACTATGGAAGCAATCTTAGATA